CTGGGTCCTGAAAGCGGATGTCCGGCACTACTTCGCCAGCATCCGGCACGACATTCTCAAGCGAGATGTCAATAAGCTGCTCACGGACCCACGGAGCCGGGCCTTGTCCGACGCTATCATAGATAGCACCCCTGATAATGTCGGCATCCCCATAGGAAATCAATCGTCCCAGGTGTACGCCCTATTGTATCTGAATGAACTCGACCACTACGTCAAAGAAGTCCTCCGAATGCGGTACTATGGCCGCTACATGGATGATTTTTATATCATCTGCGAGAGTAAGGAGGCGCTTCGTGAAGCGTGGAGGAAAGTCGAGCAGCTCTTGACCCCGAGGGGCCTTGAGCTAAACCAGAAGACACAGATCTTCCCCTTGCGGAACGGCCTGGACTTTTTGGGCTTCCACACATACCTGACCGACACCGGAAAGGTAATACGGAAAGTTAGGCGTTCCAGTAAAGACCGTATGAGGCGCAAGCTGCGGAAATACGCGGTGATGTATGAAAACGGCGCTATGACCCGGAAGCAGATTGAAGAGAGCTACCAGAGCTGGAGGTCTCACGCTTCCCACGGCCAATGCCGGGAACTCATCACCAAGTACGACGCGGTTTGCGCCTCCATCTTTGAAAGGAGTGTAAAGTCAAACCATGCCGCAGAAAATCAGCGCCCTACCCGTAAAGGCGAAAGTGCGGGACACAAAGACTAAGTATTACGGCGTCCCCATCGGCTGGGTCATCGGTGACAAGAACCATTCCGGCTATCCCGCCAATAGCACAACCCTTGTGGCCGAGAGCATCATCAAAATCTGCTGCTTCGACGCTATGGAGAGCGGCGGCAACACGGACCGGGAGAGATACGGCAACAACCGCTATTCCCTGGCTAACATCCGCCAGTGGCTCAATAAGAGCGGGACCGGCTGGTATCAGGCCCAGCACAGCTATGACCGGCCCCCGTCCAATTCTTACGTCTGGAGCGGCTACAACGAGTACGACGCACAATCCGGCTTCCTGACCGGCTTCGGCGCGGAGATGCTGGCCGCCCTGCTCACCACCACCCTGACCGTCGCAAAGCCCGGCACGGACGGCGGCGGGTCCGAGACTGTCCAGGACAAGATTTTCTTGCTTTCCATGGCAGAGGTCGGCCTCGGCTCGGAGAACGGCGTCGCAGAGGGCACGAAGCTGGCTATGTTCAGCGACAGCGCAAGCCGCCTGTGCAAGCCTACCGCCCAGGCCGTGAGCAACAGCGAGTACACCGCCGGTGACTTGAGCGCGTCGCAGAATTGGTGGTGGTGGCTCCGCTCCCCGTGTTCGTCGTACGCGTACAGCGTGCGCTTCGTGGACTCGGACGGGAGCCTCAGCGACAGCCGCGCGTACTACGGCCGCTGGGGTGTGCGCCCGGCTTTGAATCTGTCATCTGACATCTTGGTATCTGATGCACCGGACAGCGAGGGGTACTACACCATCATCTGGAATAATGCCCCCACCACGCCCCCGTCCATCACCGTGCCAGAGGACGTGCGGAGCGGTAAAGGTCTCACCGTCTCCTGGGCGGCGTCGGTGGACCCGGACAGCGACGCCGTAAGCTACGAGCTTGAGCGGCAGTACAACAGCGGCGCATGGTCCAAAATCTATGACGGAGCCGCGACGCAGTTCAGCGACACGATCACCACGGCGATGAACACGGTAGCCTACCGGGTCCGCGCCAAGGACAGCAAGGCCGCGTATAGCGCATACACCACCAGCCCTACCCGGACCGTCACCCACAACGTAGACCCGACGGTAAGCGGCAGCGATCAGCAGCTCGGCGTGGTGACTACGCCGCCCTCGTTCCAGTACACGGTCAACGACGGGGACGCCGGAGACACGCTCACCATCGTAGAGAGCCTGGACGGTGTGGCCCTTAAAACTATCACCCCGGCAGAGCGGAACCATCAGTACACCTTTGCGCTCACGGCGGCGCAGTTCGCCGCCCTCACCGGACCGCACACCATGACTATCAAGGTCTCGGACAGCGCCGGGAACAGCGTCACCCGTACCATCACCTTTACCCGGTCCGTCTCCATCATCGACTTTGACTGGAAAGTGGATGACACCAGCGCCGCCGCGCAGAAAATCCTTGTCTCCATGCGGTACAACGCCCATGAGGACGGCGTGACAATCCAGGTCTGCAACAACTACAACGACGAAGAGCCGACCTGGGAGACTGCCCAGCTCGGCCTCAAGCACATTTTCAGCAATTCCGCGAAGACTGCGGATAGCTTTGCCGTGGGCGTCCGCGTCCAGATCACCAAGGCCGGAGGGTATGAAAGCATCGCCTGCTACTCTCTGTCCGCAAGCTACATTTAAGGGGGAATGACTATGAGAAGTCTTGAAGAAGCCCGCGCCTACCAGAAGCAGGAAAAGAGCGTGGACACCTATGAGCTGTGGGCGGCCATCCTTGCCACCCATGACGCTCTGTTGGAGATGGGCGGCCCCGGCCTCCCGGAGCTTCATGTGAACCGGGCGCGGGCAAACCTCATCCGCGCCGGACAGGTCGAGAGCGGAGACTACACCGACGCCGATCTAAAATCCATCGCGGCGGCAGATGGGGCCCGTATCTGGAGTGCCACCATGGGGACCATTTTCAAGGATGAACCTATCGTGGGGCCGGACAGCGAACTTTACATCTGCACCACGCAGCACCAGGCGCAGGCGAATTGGGCGCCTGGTAGCGAGGGCGGACGGACGTTGTTCCGTCCGCTCCGCAGCGAGCCGGAGGAACCTGGAGAGTACCTGGAGTTCATTTGGGGCGAGCACGTCCCCTATGGCGCGGTACGTCGGGACCCCGTGGACCAGCAGCTCTACACCCCCATCAAGGAGGCGGGCGTCACGCTCTATGAGCCGCACTACCCCCACCTGGTCCCCTCTGAGTACAAGCTCTACGAAGAGGTAGAGCCGGAACCCGAACCGGGACCGGAGCCGGGGGATGTCCCGGATTGGGATGAACTGGAGGCCAATCACACGTTCCAGGTAGGCGACCATTTCACCCACGACGGCACGGAGTATGAGGTCCTGCGCGTCTTCACCAAGCAGGATGGTTGGGCGCCCCCGGCGCTCCTGGACGACTACTACAAGGTCGTGACGGAGTAAAGGGGTGAGACCAATGGAAGTAAACGTCAGCCTGGGCCAGATGGTGCTTGCCTTTGTCGCGGCTATGGGTATTCCGAGCGCGATCATGGGCCTTATCATCTGGCGGCTGGAGCGCCGCATTGACAAGCGGGAAAAGGAACAGGCGGCCCAGGAACAGGGCCAAAAGGACCTCTTCGTCCTGATTGTCCAGGGGACCAATGCCGCTATTGCCCTGGGGGAAGCGACTGCAAGGGCCGTCCAGCGCATCCCTGACGCCCACTGCAACGGGGATATGCACGACGCCCTGGACTACGCCGCCGACATCAAACACAAGCAAAAGGACTTCCTCACCCGGCAAGGCGTTTCCTCCTTGATGGACTGAGGGGGACGCTATGGCTGGTAAGTATGAGGGGAAACGCGCCAAGACGCGCCGCCCGTGGGAGTTCAAAAAGAAGCTCGCTGCGTGGGCCGTCCTTATTGCCACGGCCACCGCCGTAGCTTCCTACGTCCTCGCCTACCTGGACAAGCAGACCGCGAGCGATGTTACCACCACCATCTTTACCGCCTGCATCGGCTATCTGGTGAGCTATGCGGCGGCATCCACCACCGAAAAAGTCAGCCGAAACCGCCACGGGCTGGACGCTGACGGAAACCCATTCCAGACTAACAACACAGAGGGCGGGTCCGACACCAGCGGACCCACCCTCGGATAAAAACAAGGAGGATTTTTTATGTTTGACATTACCCCTATCATCGAAGCTGTGGCCGCTCTGATCGGCGTCATCATCACCTGCGTACTCATCCCCTACATCAAGAGCAAGACCACCACCGAGCAGCAGAAAGAAATCAATGCCTGGGTGAAAATTGCCGTCTCCGCTGCGGAGCAACTCTTCACCGGGAGCGGGCGCGGAGAAGAGAAGAAAGCGTATGTTATCGCCTGGCTGAAAGAGCGCGGCATTACCGTAGATGAGGCCGAGCTTGACGCTCTCATCGAAGCCGCCGTCTATGAGCTGGAGCAGGGCCTCATCCCCCTGGAGGGCATCGCCATTGAGGCCACCACCGAAGTCACCGAGAGCAAGGAGGACAGCGACCATGAGTAACAGCAGCCTCGCTACCTACACCCTAATCAGCCCGAACAAGAACAGCCCCCGCAATCACAGAATCGACACCATCAGCATCCATTGTTTCGTCGGCCAGGTAACGGCAAAGCGTGGTTGTGAGGTCTTCCAGCCCACCAGCAAGGAGGCGTCCTGCAACTACGTTGTTGGCTACGATGGCAGCATCGGCCTATGCGTCGATGAGGGGGACCGCTCCTGGTGTACCTCCAGCGCCTCCAACGACCACCGTGCCGTCACCATCGAGACGGCCAGCGACAACAAAGAGCCTTATGCCGTCACGGACAAAGCCTACGCAGCCCTTCTCAACCTTGTTACGGACATCTGCCGCCGGAACGGGGCCAAGAAGCTGCTCTGGTTCGGGGACAAGGCAAAGACGCTCGCCTATACCCCCAAGGCCGGTGAGATGGTGATGACCGTTCATCGCTGGTTCGCAAATAAGAGCTGCCCCGGCAATTACCTCTACAACCTGCACGGGGAGATTGCCGCCGAAGTTACCAAGCGGCTGAGCGGCGGCTCCAGCTCCGCCACCACCCCCAGCGCCGGTACTTCTGGCGGCTCTCAGACCGCCGTAAACTACACGGTGAAAGTGACCGCGACGAACCTCAATATCCGTTCTGGCCCTGGCACCAACTACGGCACCAAGGGTACTATCAAGCCCGGCGTCTATACCATCGTTGCAGAGGCCGACGGTTCCGGCGCTTCCAAGTGGGGCAAGCTCAAGAGCGGAGCCGGGTGGATTTCTCTGGACTACGCCACCAAGACCGGCACCAGCAGCTCTACGGCGTCCAAAGCCGTGACGGTGGGCAGCACCGTCACCATCCAGGCCGGAGCCGTCTACGGCGGCCTCGCCACCTCCAGAGGGGCCAAGGTCCCGGACTACGTGAGCGGCAAGAACCGCCGGTACACCGTGAAGCAGATCGCCACCCACAAGGGCGTCCAGGAGGCGCTTCTCAAGGAAATCACGTCCTGGGTTGCGCTGTCCTACCTGACCGTGGTATAATCTGCGCGTGGAATTATTTTGGCATTACGCCACCTGAAAGCGGTGGAGACTACGGAGAAACACCGCAACGCAGGACAGGTAGATAGACCGAAATACCGCGAAAAATAAGGCGAAACAGCCCCCGTCAATCGAGTGGGAATAAACATTTAGCGTTTTCTGAATCCTGAAAAGCGTTGGTAATACAGCGCTTTTCAGGATTTTTCTTTTTCAGTGGCTACAAATTGGCTACATTTGCAGCGATTTTTGTAGCCAGAGGCTCACGGCATGATGCCGTCAAGCTGTCTGG